ATAGGTGAGGCTGTCGTAAAGACGGGCACATCAAATACTGCTGTCGTCACTAAACCCGGCATTGGTTCCTTTGGAATTGGGACTCTCCCAGAGATTAATAAAACCGCCGCGGGCGACACTAACCGATCAACTGGCGTTATTGTTGCTATCGCGGCTAATCCCGATAATCTAACCACAAAACACAGCCCAGCCGACGTTGAAGGCATAGCTTTTGTCTGCGACGATCCCGACGTTATATTCGAGGTCCAGGCCGATGGCGCTATACCAGCGACCAGCATTGGTTTAAACGCTGTACTTATCGACACCCACGCCGGAAGCACTACTACAGGCCTTGCGGGCACTGAACTGGACACTACCAGTGATGTTCCTGCGGCTGATGCTTCTAACCAGTTGTTAATTCTCCGCGCCGTCAATCGTGAAGATAACGACACCACTCTCAGGCATGCCAAAGTTGAGGTGCTGATCAATCAGCATACCGAAAACCAAGGCACCGTGGGCACACTAGGCATATAGGAGGCTTATTATGAGTGTTATCACAACAGGCAATCATCCCAAAGCACTATGGCCTGGGGTCAAAGCGTGGTGGGGCCGTCAGTACAGTGAGCACCCTTTAGAGTGTCGAGAGTTGTTTGATTTTGACACATCTGATCGGTCTTACGAAGAAGACGTTGAAGTGACTGGCTTTGGTTTGGCTCCGGTCAAATCCGAATCTGGCGGTATTTCGTTTGACTCGGAAACTCAAGGGGTTGTTAATCGCGCTACTCACGTGGCTTATGCTTTAGGGTATAACGTCACACACGAAGAGATGCAGGATAATTTGTATGAGGTCGTGTCTAAGCGTCGTTCGCAAGCTAATGCATTTTCAATGCGTCAAACCAAGGAAAATGTAGCAGCTAATGTTTATAACCGGGCTTTTGACTCTAACTTCACCTTCGGGGATGGCGTAGAGTTATTGAGTACGGCACACGTCACGGTTAATGGCACTCAATCCAATGAGCTAGCTACGCCGGCTGATTTAAGTGAGACGGCTTTAGAGGATCTAACTATTCAGATCATGCAAGCGCTGAACTCGCGTGGGCTCAAAATTAGCTTGATGCCTAAATCGCTACACGTGCACACGAACGACTACTACAATGCTAATCGTATCCTTAAGTCAACGCTTCAAAACGACTCAGCGGATAATGCATTGAATGTACTGAGGTCAACTAATGCTTTTCCTGGCGGCATCAAGGTAAATCATTACTTCACTGATTCAGACGCATTTTTTATCAGAACTAACGCGCCTCGCGGCATGTTGGCTTATCAGAGGGAAGCGATTTCCTTTGATAAAGACAATGACTTCTCCACCAAAAACGTCCAAGCAGCGGCATATGAGCGCTACTCGTTTTCGATTGGAGATTGGCGAGGACTGTACGGTAGTGCAGGCGCTTAATTAATTTTAGGGCGGCGTTCATAGCAAAGCCCTATTTTTACAACTATGAAAGTTCTGACGACCCTACAAGGGTTCATAGGTGAAATAAAATGACAGGTGTATCAAGTTATCCAAATGGGTTTGCTAACGGTGTTTCTATCCGTGGCATCCCCTTACAACAAGCGCATCCCGGAGAGGTTTTTTGGGTTAACAACTCAACAGTGCTGGCCAAGGGTGGTATTGGCGGCTCTAACAACAATAAAGGCACTTATAAGCAGCCCTTTTCAACGTTGGATTATGCGGTAGGCAAGTGTACGGCAAATCGTGGCGACATCATTATGATTATGCCTGGTCACGCTGAAACTTATTCGACGCCAACAGCAACTTCAGACGATTTAACACTCGACGTAGCCGGGATAGCGATAATCGGCCTAGGTGCCGGATCATTGCGGCCAACGTTTACTTTCGATACCGCCAATACCGTGACTGTTGCTGTAACAGCGGCCAATGTAGCCATCTACAATTGTGCTTTTGTTGGTAACTTCCTCAGCAATGCAATTATGTTCACTCTGACAACGGCGAAGAATTTTGCATTAATTAAAAATCACTTTAGCGACACGTCGGCATCCCTAAATACTGTTAATATTATTGAGTCTACGGGAGCCGCTAACACGGTTGATGGACTTTATTGTGAGGGCAATAGAGCCTCAATGCTGGGCACGACGTTTAACTGTTTTGCTGTTTTAGCTGCAACTGCTAGAGGCATGACGTTTATCGATAATATTGTTGATAGTATCGATACAGCCGACGCACCAGCGCTTTTAAACGTTACAGGTATTGTCACAGACCTTTACATGGCCAGAAATACAGTTGGTGTTCTTGGCACAACCAACGCCAATATCATATTAAAGGTCACTGGCACCACTAGTACTGGCTTTTTTGACCAAAATGTCTGTCATTCGCTCGACACCACCGGCGTCATGGCGACAGTTAATGGCGGTTATCGCTTTTCGCGGTCTGAACACGGCGGTGCTGTTATTACTCAGTCCAAAGTCCAAGATCCAGCAGCCGAAGCTTAATTGAGGAAATTAAAATGTCACAACAATGGTTTTTAGACCAAGCACGACTTGGTAATATGTATCACGCCAACGGCCTTAGCGTCACGTTATCGGCCTTAAGCACCACAGCAACCGGACTGATTTTATCCAACCCTTTCGGTTCCGGCAAAAACTTGGTTGTTGCTGAAATGCGCTTTCAGCCGTCAACGGCTCCTGCTGGTGCGTCGGTTGTTTATATGGCTGTCAGCCCTGCTGTTAGTCAGACGGCTGTCACACACACTACCCCGGCTGTTATTCATAATGCCTTAACTAAGGGCAGTAATGTCGATCCCGGTGTCGCTAAAGCCGATACAGCTGCCACAACGGTAGGCACTCCGGTTATGCTGCGTGCATTAGGCAGCGTTGTGGCTGCGTCTTCCATCTCGCCGGCGTCATACGTGGATTACACTAACGGGCAGATTATCGTTTCGCCGGGAATGTCTATCCAATTTGCTTATACAACCACGGCGGCTGTTGGACATTGTTCGCTAACTTGGGTGGAAGTGGACGCTTAATCATGGCTAATACCGTCACGATCACGAAGATTAATGAAGGACCGCGCAATGCGGTCTTCCACATTTATCTCGCTAGCGATGGTGCTGAGGGCGAACTGACGGATCAAGTTATTATTGATCCTGTTGCCGACCTTGGCCTATCAACAGAGGAGCGAATGGTTGTGGACAGTATTTGCTATAGCCTGTCTGGCTTTGACGCACGTGTTGAGTTTGACACGGGCTTAGTCGAGGACAAGATGATTTGGTTGTTAACGCCCAATAATAGCTTTATTGACTTTACCAAGTTTGGTGGGCTTAAAGACCGATCAGGCTTAGACGGGACGGCGAAACTGCAAATCACTACAACAGGCTTTAGTGACGCAACAGACCAGGGCTCTATCGTTATTCACGCTCGGAGGTGATATGTCGGCTAATTACTACAGCGATGGCGATTGGAATGTAATATGCCAACGAACTGGTTTTAAAGTAAAGGCCTACAACACGCGAAAGCAGTGGAATAACTTAATTGTCCGCTCTGAATCGTTCGAGCGACGACACCCCCAAGACTACCTTAGATCCAAGCAAGACCAACCAGGCGTTAGGGATGCTCGCCCTAGGCCTGCGATTAAGTACTTAACAGCCAATGAAGTCTTGGCGAGTGATTTATAGTGGCAACTTCCGGTTCAGTCGACTTTGTCGTAACCAGAAACGATATAATTTCTGACGCTTACTCGCATATCGGTCATTTAGACGAAGGCGAAGTCTTAACCGGCGAGCGGGAGAACTACGCGGCAAGACAATTAAATAAGATGATGAAAGCATGGGTTGCTAAAGGCCATCTTGTCTGGACTATGAAGGAAGGGCTGCTTCCCTTGGCCAAGGGAGATTCTAGTTACACCATAGGGCCGACTGGGGAATATGTTATTAACCGCCCTAATCGGATTATCTCAGCGCGCTGGCGGGACTCTTCAAGCAACGATACCCCCATCTGGAAAATATCCCGAGAAGAGTATTTTGATTTGCCAAACAAGACCGTTCAGGGAAAACCTACGCAGTTTTACTATGACCGACAATTAACCAATGGTGTGCTGTATGTCTGGCCTACACCCGACAGCGGTAAAGACTGTATAGCCTTTACTTATGAGGACACGATAGAAGACTTTGATAGTAATGCCAATGACACACCATTCCCCCCAGAATGGGCAGAGGCCCTGAGCTGGAACCTTGCCCTGCGTTTAGGCGGCAGAGAGAATGCGGCACTAGACACCATGGGCGCTGTTGCTGCAATGGCATCCAGGATGCTCGATGATGCCCTGGATTATGACAACGAATTCACGGAAATTCAATTCTGTGTGAGCAGCCAATAATGCAAAATGCACTATCGTTTATTGGCCCTGCTTACTTTTTAGACAACGAGTCTATTGCCCCCGGTCAATCCATTAATTACTACCTGGAGTTAGCAGGCCAAGAAGGCAGAGAACCTTTGGCGTTGCGCGGGACACCAGGGCTTAAGAGCGCGGTAACCGGCCTGGACGGGAAAGTACGTGCAACAGATGAATTTAATGGCATTGGTTATGCTGTTGCTGGGAACAAATTCTATACAATCGCAAGCGATAATACCGCTACCTCCAAAGGCACCATAGCGGGTAATTGGCGTGCCTACATGGAATATAATTCTGCCAATCAGATAGTGATTGCTGATGCACCTATCGGGTTCCTAGACGGCTATTTTATCTTTCCTGGCATTGTCACCATTGCTTACATTTACGATATTGTAGCAGGCACAATCACTCAAATTTCTGATCCAGACTTTGATTCATCGGGAGATGGTACGTTTTTTATCTCTGCAATTAATGACGGGACAAATTATGATGCTTTAGATTTTGCAAAACCTGAAAGCTATCCAGACAAGGTCTTGGCAATCTTTATTCATCATCGGCAAATTATTATTTTCGGTGAAAAGACCATAGAATTTTGGATTGATGTTGGTGCTGCGGCCTTCCCCTTTATCCGTCAAAATGGCACGACAATAGAGCACGG